GTAAATGCTACAATATTATTAGTTTCCATTTTTGGCCAAATTTTTGCGTCGGTGCTAAGTGCGCAAAACCCTGTCAATGGATCATATGTGCTTGTGTTTAAGGTGTCGTATGCGGCGCTATTTCCAGGCAATAAATTTTCAACAGGCTGCCCATTTTTTACTTCAGAAAATTGAAAAGAAGACACAACCATTGTTGCCGCGCCAGATACTGTATTACTAGTGCCGAATCCAAGCCTAACAAATGCCGCCGTTTCCGTTGCAGAAGCCACAAAAATAATTGCATACACCCCCGGGCCATCTGTAGCGAAATTTCCACCATTAAAGTTCTTAACTCCGCTAGTCGGCGCGGCTCCTTGCCAGTTAATCCAAGGCAAGTTAGAAAATGAGCCGGAACTCCCTTCGTCTAGAGTTACGCTAAACATGTATTCTTTTCCTGCTTCAACCGCAAGATTAGAAAATGTTAAATAATATCTGACTACGCCGCCACTCACATCAGTATCAAACGACGCAGTAAGCACGTTGCCAACTCTTGTTTCGGTCACAGCGCCTGACGAAAACGCTACAAATGCATCCCAGATGCCGCCGTTTCCATCTGACTTTTGAGTAGACAAAGAGGCTTCAATTCGAGCCGGTGCGCCTGAGCAATTTTCTAGCGGCAGAGTTTGAACAGGCAGCGCCGCTCCCGTTTCGTCTCTATATGTCCCCGTGCCGTCATAACGTGCCTGGATTAAGTCTGTATAAATAGGGTCTGTTACCCAAGTTAGATTATAAACATAATCTTTTGAGCCGTTTATTGCATTTGAGCTAACGCCAGTTGCAGTTTCTTGCACTACCCCGACATTGTCTACTTTCTCGAAAATAATCCCGGTCTCATCATCTCGGTACATTGAGTCAGTAAACCGTATTGAATGTATAGCCATTTTTTTTGCCCTTTATGTACAGTTAATGTTGTTTGTGAATGAATTTAGCATTGAAGCTGGATTAGTCTCACATTTTATATCGTTAGTCCATCCGTTAACCGCTGATGCAAAACTAGATTCGCAGTTTGAAAACCCAGCCCATCCCTTAGCCATTCCCAGAGTTACGGCGTCACAAGCTATTCCTGAAGTCCACCCCTTTACTTTAGATACAAAGACAAAAGCGTTTCCGACCGCACAATCTGCAAACCCCGTCCATCCGGTTTTCATCGTTATGCTGCTACTTGAGCACTCTACTTCGCTTGTCCATCCCTCAACAATCGATAAGTAATTAATGCCGCAATCGGTAAAGCCAGTCCATCCCTTGCCTAGAGCTGCCTTGCTATCTGCACAATTAATACCGCCAGTCCATCCTCTGAGCATGCTTAATGCAAATTTTTCTTCAATAGTCGAAAAGAAGTTGCCGACAGACTTTATTAAGCATCGACCGTGTCCAACAAAAAAGGGGCCGGAAATACCGCGACTTCTCATCGATAAATACGTTCTTTTCTTTCCGTAGCCTCTTTTTCTTTTTTTTCTCATTTTACTTGACAACTCTCAGTATAAAATATATATTAGCAATGAATAAACAACTGGATATAGCTATCATGATTTTAATTTTATTTTCAATATCTGCAATCGCTCTAACCGTAATATTTCCATTTCATGCTCTCTCATTAGTCGGCTCAATAGTCGTATTATATCTCACTATTAAAGTAATTGCATTCTTGTGCGGATGGGCCTCTGACCTAATCCGTGGAAACACCATGCTATCTTACGATTTAGCAATAATAATAGGCTTTGTTTCAATTATTTTTATCTCAGTACAAAACGGATAAAATTAATCATTAATCATTCTCATTATGGCCTTAAAAGTTTTCTCGTCACTCTTGCTCAGCAATTTATTTTTAACTGCTATTGCGGAGTCTATGGCGCCGCCTATGGGCGCCCTACCTGTTGACGACTCAAAAGCGGTACGTTTACCGGCCTTGGCTAAATCACCCAACAACGAAGTGTCTGCGACTGGGCCAAATATTTCATCCAATTGATTGGCATAGCTAGCCTGTAGCCTTATATCATCAGTAAACTTTCCTCCGTACTTATTTGCTGTTTCAGTAACAAGGTCAATCGAGTCACCCAGCGGCGTTCGAGACATAGCGTTACTGTCCAATCTTCTAAGTAATTGCCCGACTGCTGTTTTAGCATTTTTCCCTGAAAGATTCATTTTTTTACCGGCAACATCTCCGAATGAGTCCATCGCTTTACGTGTCTCTGCAAACTGAGTATTAACTTTATTGTAACGCTCAAACTTTGCATCTAGTGAGTCGTCTATATTTTTTCTTAACTGCTTAAAAACATTTTCCGTTGCGCCTTTTAATCCGCCAGAATCTTTTCCGTAATTGATCGCCGTTTCATCGAGAAATTTCTTCATTTGATGCGCATCATAAGCACCGGATTTTTTTGATACAAAGTCACGCTTTAATCTTTTTACGACCGATTCAATCGCTTTTTGTGAGTCCATTCCTTCAATTATCGACTGGCTGAAATCCAGATTCCCGTCAATATCATTTCTTATTCCCATTTTGCCCATTGATGAATTAAATGCATTTAATGTATCTGATAAGTCTACGTTCTCTCCCTTCAGCGAGTTTGCCACATTATCTAATTTTCGACCTGATACTTTATTTTTTACTTTAACGAAATTATATCTGTCTAAAAATGTTTTACCAGGCACATCAGCGGGCCGATTTAAAGACTCAAAAGTTTTATTTTTCTTTCCGTGCCGTCTAATCCTAGTCATTTCAGCTGCTTTTTTTCTGTCAAGAGTGCTTGCCATTTTTAAGGCTTGAGCGGTTCCCTCGTTCAGTCCCGCATCTATTGCACTAATAGCTACTTTATCTTTTATTAGCTTTCCTTTTCCGTTAACTTTAAATCTTGCCAAGTCATTATTAAGTCCTTTATTTTTTATTTCATCAGCCATAATTTTATTTTTAGGGCTTTGCTCTGTTATTCTTTTTGATACGGCTTTCGCTGCCTCAGTAGAATTAATTGCTGCTTTTGATACAGCATCGCCGGTGCTAGAAACTGGCGTAGCAAACTTACCCGCTCTTGCTGATGATGTTAGTGATTTTGCGCCCAACCCTGCGCCCACCAAGTCAGGCATAGCCCTGCCAACTTGCCGTCCAAAATCAGGATTTAGGCCTAGAAAATCAAAAGTTTGTGCCGCTGAATCCCCCGCCATATCGATAACAGGGGTTATCACATCAGCTATTGAGACATCACCGACTAGATCAGCATTCATCACATCAGATAAAGACTGCATACCGGCTTTCCCCTCATCAGTTCTTGGGTCATAAGTAAGCATTTCACGTACCGAATTAGCCGCTTGCGCACTGTCCCCAAGATCAGTAAAAGGATTGATAGAGTCAAGCGCGCCTGACGCTAAAGCGATGGGCTCGGCTATTGCACTGCTAACGAGATTCATAGCTGGCTCAATGATTCCCGCACCAAAAAATCCCGACCTTTCTTTTTTAATTCGATCAAAAATCTCATTGGGCTTTTGCTTTGATTCTTTTGCAGAAGGCGGTACAAATTCGTCTTGCATAGGCTGATTTTGTCTAGCAGGCTGAGGCTGCCCACCAAAATATGAATCAATAGCCTCTCCAATTTGAGCATTATTAGTGCCGTCTGGAAAAGTAAATGTTTTGCCGTTCGCTTCAACTTCCATCATTTCACCGTAAATTTGATGCCGCTTGGGCTTGTCATTTGACCTGTATTATCGGTTTTTTCTCGCACTGATCCGCTAAAATCTTTTGCATCTAAATAGCTTTTTCCTTGCTGCATTAAATATTGCTTATACTCGCCTCTCTCTGCTGAGTCGATGAAGTCTTGTAACAAGTTAATATTAACTTTTTCATCCCTTCCCAGTCCGAACATAGCTCGTTTCATTCCGGTCACATCAGCATCGGTGGGCCTAACTTCACCCGATTGCTTTAACGCCTGCCTTGCCGCTGTTTCTGCAAACGAATTAAATTCCTCATCCATTCTGCCCTGCTTTGTAAAGGTAAATGGCATATAAGATAATAGCTTTCTTACGCCACCTGAATTCATCTCGCCAGACTCAAACGCCTTTAGGAATTTATTTGCTTTTTTCATACCTGCAATTCTACCGCCTTCCGAATCGCTTAAGTTTTTGTTTTTGGCGAACCAGTCGATAACCTCAGATTTTCCTTGCTGAGTTCTTTTCGCGGCTTCTGTTAGATTTTTAGGTATTGTTTGCTCCGTGTTGTACTGGTTAACAAACTCAGTTCCAGTATCTACCAGCTGGCTTCTTGGGTCATATGCAGTGCCTAGAGTATCTAATCCCCTTTCGTTTGAAGACGGTATAGCCCTTATCATCTTTCCGGCATTAACATTAACTCCGTTTATAATATTTTCTGGCGCACCTATCGCAAATGTTGGGGCCTGTCTTGACATCGACGAACTCATGTCATTCTGTAAGCGAGTAAGCGACTCAAATCCGTAGTCTTGAAGTAATGGATTGCCGGTTTCTATCATGCCCTTGGCAGAGCTTAATAATGCTGACTGTTGAGGCGACGCACCCATAAACATTCCGGTGGCTGGCGATGCTTCTTGGGTGACTTCTTCTAGCCCTTGAATGGGTTGCTCACCAGGGAACATATCATTTATAAACGGCTGTGTTTGTTGATCTTGAGCGCCAGACCCCATAAGAACACCGATTTGATCAGCTGCTTGCTGTTTAATCAGCATGTCTTGATCTTGCTTTAGCTTCTTTTGATCAGATGCAAACCTCATGCCAGCAAGTGGGTCTTGTGGCAATGAAGGAGCAGATATATTAGGCGCACTCATTTGTGGCGCTCTCTGACTGATAAAGCTTAATAATGCTGCTGGTATCTCTGCCATTTTTATTTCCCAAATCCGCCGAATGAACCGCTGGCCCCAAAAGATGACCCTCGTGAGCTTGATTTTCCATCGCTAAGAACGGTTGGGTCGCCTAACACATCTCTATAAGCCCCAGCTGTTTGCCACGGCATGAGCTGTTGATTTTGGCCGTATTGCAGCATGTTACCGCCAGTTTGAAGCGCATTGGCTTGCGTTTGATTTTGATTATTTATCATGTCGCTCATAAGCTGTTGACGACCGAAAGTATTTTGATCTGCCATCCCTGCTATTGCTAATTTTCTATCTAAGTCTTTATCAAATGCATTAAACCCAACGTCTGCTAGATTACGTTGTAAATTTGTATTTATATCTTTATAGCCTTGAGCTGTTGCAGTGCCTTGTCGTGACCCGCCAGACATCCCACTTGCTGCTGCACGTGCGTCTAAATTCCTAAGCATATTTTGTGACGAGGTATTAGCATCATTAACAAAAGATTGCTTCATTGCATCAGCATAGTTATTCCCATCACCGCCCATTATCATTGCATTAATTTCGCTCATGGCAGAAGGGGTATTGTTTGACTGATTCAAAGACGACATTAAATTGTCTTGTAAATCCATATTTGCATAAGTCCCGCCGCTGAGTTGCTGACGAAAAGGATTCTGAAGCTGGCCAAGTGTTTGATTCTGAAAGTCAATACCGGATTGTGACTGGTCACCCGCATTACCTTGAGTTTGCCCAAATAAATCTGCAAACTGGCCATAAGCATTTTCGAGCGCATCAGCTTGTGGGCCGAATACATTTTGATTAAAGCTTGAGTTCGCTTTGTTTTTGCTTTTACTTAATCCGAAGCTTAATGCCATGATTTTTGCCTTTAGTTATGTAATTTTACATAATTGTTTGAATTAAATCCATAAAATCCTTCTTCGTCTATCACCGCATGACCTGAAATTGCATTTCCAAAGTAATAAATTCTTGCTTTTTCTGGCCTTTCTGGTAAATCTGTCCATATTCTTAATGTATCCGTTGTCTGTAGAGCGATAGAAACTTGTCCGAACATTCTACTTAAATATTCGCTTACGTCGCTTTTTAGGCTTTGAGGCGGTTGTTCGCTGCTAATAAATTTCATCTGTCACCTGCGTTTACGTATTCGATATCAACACCCGTTATTGAAAATTCACCGTCATCTACTGTGCTTATTCGCCAAGAATGAAGGGGCCCAGTGGCTCGAATGTCTATTTTTCTATCGGTGACTGGGTTGTATCTTACTTTATCAGTCCACACTACAGGCGCTCCCGCATGAGGATGATAGCCTATTTCAAAATCCACTGGGTCAATGCTATCCATCTGCGGATATATTCGCATAATACTTGTCACTACTTTTTTACCCAAAATAGGTAGGTTTGTGCGCTCAACAAATGCCCTTGCCGTATTGTTAAATGTAGTCGTTATTGCGTCAATAAATGTTGACAATGAATCAATATTTACTAGTGATCCGGTGACTTGATCTATACCCACCACACTGTCATCAAGAGGTGTAGCGCCGGTTGTTCCGTACGTTAGTAACGTGTCTTCATAAGATTCTGTAACATCTGCATATGAAACAGTATTTACGCCTTGCGGCCCATAATCTGAAAACGCAATGTTATTTGGTATTGATCTAATCGACCAAGAATCATCGGCCCAGTTCCACACGTACGCAATATTCGGGACTTGAGAGCTGCCCTCGGGAACACAAAACCAAATTTCTTTAAATAAAGTTTCTCGGACAACATATGATCTTTTATAAAATTCAGTATTTGCATTTATCGCTATGCGTCTTTTAATTCTATCGTGAGCAATCGATGTTATAGAGTTTCCATCGTTACGCATGATATCGCCATCTGACAAAAAGTAATGAACGCCCTTTACTTCTGCGATGCTATTTGCGTTAACGAGCCCATAAGTTGTTGATAGCTCTCGCCTACGCCAAACAAACTCATCATTAGATAGCTCTAATAAATTAATTCCTCTATCAGAATATAAGCAGAAAGCATCACGCAAAGACTTGCCATCAATCAATCGTCCTGAGTCGCCGCCTATTTGCGCTCTCCCTGCGAGGCTTGATAAATCCGTTTCATCCCAAGTAAAGGGCAGGCCGTTAATGTCGGCAGGGTGAGACCATCTATATGCTGACGGGAAATTAGTGCCGCCCTCGACCAAGTCAAGAGCAAACAAAAAATTCTTATGCGCTCTCATTACTTTGCAAAATTTATTCTGCTGTGACCAGCTAGACCCAGGCAAAAAATCTAACGGCTGAAGCACTTGAGTTAGTCCGGCAGGTGACCAAAATTCGGGCCCCGTTAACTGATGATTGATGATCGGTATCTGCCCGAGCATCACCCCTTTCCAGTCATATTTTAAATCGCCAGAAAGAGCGGCATATCCTATCACACTAGATACATCTGCAAAGCTAGAGCCGTTAAACGCATACACCGCATTATTGCCACAAATTAACCACAAGTCAGAGTCAGCAACACTAACGCGCATTAAAAATGCTGGTTCTATATCGACCGGCAATGTGCTTATTATTTTTTCTTTACTTGTTGATATCAGCTTATTAGACACTACTCTAAAGTTTATTCCGTCCGTAATAAATTCAGGTGGAAGAGACCATCCCGCCATGTCGGTATTAATCCCGCTTGAGCCTAAACTATCAATTGATAATAGCTCTAATCTCATTACGACATCCTTTGTATATATGCTAGCTTAAGATATGTTGGCAAGTTAGTACCTACTCCACTTACACCCGATGACGACGTAGTGACATTTGCATTATCTACGGTCACAGTGTGACTATGATCTGGCGTTGGGTCTACAATTGTAGAGTTTTGTAATGTTGATAATATATTTTTCGTTATATCTATTCCTTCTGCTGAGCCCGAGTCCAAACTATTGGTTACTTTCATAGGGTTGTTTCTTGCGCCCGCATTTCCAGAGCTGCCCGTATGATTATGGTTTGCCGTATGCGCATGAGCAACCAAAACAGAATCAGCGCTACCGCCAGTATCTCCTATTTCTGATTCTGTGTTAGTTCCATAAATAAATTTATCTGTTAAGTTGGCGGTTCCATTTGTGCCGTCGCTAAGATTGTAATTAGCCGGTATGTTTGCAAAAAGTCCAGTGTAAGGTATTGAGCAACCAACAGGGACTTCGCCATTTGCAACCAAAACTAATAACGCATCAATTTGCGCCTGAAGTCCTGACGTTACGCCAGACGAAAAATTAAGTTCATCTTCTGTCGCGGTTATGGCTTTAGAAAATCCATTGCCACCAGACCCAGGGAATGTATTTTTCATCACTCTTTTTTCTAAGCGATGATGATCATCACTTTGATTCAGCCCGTCTTCAGCAACCGGCCAAGTGTCATTAAGATCGCTTATAAAGCTGCCTGTCTCTAAACCCATATATCACCTATTCGCATCTCGTTATCCCCTTAAAATCTTTGATAGGGTGTGTGTAGTTACTGTTAACTTTTATATCCTCAGTCCATCCCGTTGACATTTTGGGATTAGATGTATAGATTGTTTCTGTCGCACACTTATTAAGCCAAAAATCTGATAAATCCAGCTCTTCACTCTGGCTGTCTGCGAATAATTGAGCACCGAATAGTCCTATGCCAAACATTATAACCCTCCCTTTCCGATTATTTTATAATCCGGCGAAATGTACGCAGGCTGAAATACTAGCCCTATACCATACGCATCATCTACATTTGAACCCTTAACGCCTGACAAATAAATTTCGCTTGATATGGTCGCAAATTCTGGCTGAGCCCCCGAAAGCAGGCCGGATGATCTGCTATAGCCGACATTAGTTGTTGATGAGTCGTGTATCTCAAAAATAATACGCTTATTTACTCTTATTAAATTACTGCTTTTATAAAGTAGTGTAACTGTGTATTTTGTAGAAGTTGACGGCGATGCATCGATAGCATCAACTCTAACAATAATTCTATTTGATGAGTGAGCTTCTTCTGCGATTGCTATTATTGATCCAATGTCTGCATTATCTAATGCCCCTTTTCTATTTAATCCTGAACCTCCGTTTCTATCAATTGAGATTATCGAAGTAGCAGAAAATGAGTCAAAAGCGATTCCATTATTTACAGGCGTTCCCGTGGTTAGCTGTGTTATCCATTTGTCATTGAAAAAAACGAATGAATCGAATAAAAATAATGAAACTCTAATTACATCACCGGCATTAACAAATAAAGCATCTGTTGATACTGTCACAAACTCACCAGGAACTAAGATAGGGCCGCTGTAATTGTGCTCATCGCCTGTAGTTTCATTTCTTATTGAAATTTTTGACACTATTGAACTAGTAACATTTCTAAGATTAATTTTAAGCTCTTTTGTGTACCCGCTAACTGTCATAGTATATAAATGCACTAACTCAACAACTAAGTCATTTATTGGCGATAAGTTTTGACCATCAACAACAAACTGACTTTGTTTGCTCGTTTCCTGGGGTGCAGGGCTTTCTTGAGAGTCAACTAGTGCGTACCCAAGCCACCCATCCCTAGATACTAATGTATTTCTTGAGTGAGTGCCTGTGAAGCTTGATTCAACTTCCAGCGAAGATGTTTGTACCTGCACCGGCTTTCCGTCATTTGTTCCGACAATTCCTGCCAAATCCTCATCTTCAAAATCTAATGCATCATTAGCCAAATAAACTTGGGCAATTAAAAACGAAACTTCAGAGCCAGAATATGCGGCATGGTTGCTTCTATCAGAAACCAAAAGACCTATTGCCGTTTTCCCGTTTTTATATTTTTGCTGCCCGAGTTGGTAGTTAAGTTTGGCGTCAATTGACATATAAAAATAACCGATTGATGCATCGTTACCCGCTAGAGCTGTACCAACTCCGTTTTCATCCCAAAACTTAGGGACATCAGTTTGGGCAGATAAAAACTTGGTTCCATCTCTTAATCTAACGTCAAAAACAGCGGGGTTGTTCGAATCTCCGATTGCTGCATAGTCTTTAATGTTAGGGTTTTTAATATCGGCATTTGCGTTAACACCGATTGAAAATAATTTCCCAGTGTCAACAAACACATTAAAGCTTATCGGTATCTCATTTACATTAAATCCTTTTGCTACTTTAGATATTCCAATAAAATTTATGTAATCAAAAAGAGTGGTTGCCGCTATATTTAAATACCGTCTTCCGTCTACCGTTCCGATTACTGATCCTGCTTCATATACTGCAATCCCTAAAAGTATGTTATCTCTGTTTTCGCTGGCAGATAAAAGACCTTGCTTTGATTGCAGCACTCCGAGCGAATCAATAAATATACTTACTACTCCCGCAGGGTCACTAATATCAAATGATACATCTTGTGTTGACCAAGAAACTTCTGTAAATGATGGGGCTTCTGGTGATGTATAAGCATTAGCTATTAAACCTATTCCTTCTTGGGCTCTAATAACGCCACCAACAGAAATAATAGATATGTCGCCGCCTAGAATTGTGCTATTTGCAGAAACTTCAGCGTATTTCCCCCTGAGAGCAACCTTATCAATTGCGCTCTGAACATCTGGTGAACCAAGACCAGACGGGAGCCCGTCAAAAGTTATGCCTGACGCGGGATGTGAGTGAGCCGGTACTGTATCTCTTAAAATCTCATATGCTTTTGCATTAAAAGTACAGCTGACTACTGAGCCACCCTGTAAATTAATTTTCGTAGGATTAGCTTTATTATAAGTCCCGTTTACGAATGTGGAATCTACAGTTGTTCTCTCTAAAGTCGATACGCCATCAAAAAAGCCTTGCCCTGACTCTCTATTTTCACCGTTTTTTATTGAGTAAAATACAGTAGCTGGTCCGAACGCATCTCGAAATCTTGTAATAGATGGATCGACACTAGGAACAAGCGTGATATCACCAAGCCCTTGAGTTGTAGTAGTTTCTTGCACCCAATTTGCTATCTCAGCCATTATTTATTTTCCGTTCTTATTGCAAGAGGGGGGCCAGACCAACGAGTATCTGCATCATCAGTAACCAAGTCATCAAGAGATACTAAAAATCTATTGTCCCAAAAATCAAAGGCTGCACCATCTTTTGTGTACGCACTTATTTCTGATAGTAAGCCAAAAGTATAAATGTCTGGATTAATATCTGACAACCAATTATTGGGTGATAGCGATGTTAATTCTGGCAACCGCTGGTAGTAAACTATCTCTATAGTATTGTCTTGCTGAGTCGGCTTGATTTGTATTTGATCAGCGACAATTGTATAAACAACTTGCTCAAGAGGGCTTGTGACATCGCCATCTAGATTCATGTTATTAATTTTTTCGGGTGTACGATAATATAATGTCGATTTAATGTTTCCGTTTAAATCGTTTAATTGAATATCGCGAACTCCCGCAAAATCAGGAGGAAGTCCGTAATATTCTTGGTCTTGCACAGTATTAATTGATGCGCGTGTAGACATTTTCATAGTCTTCACTTTTTTATTTATTCTGGATTCTGTTACTCTAAAAAAATCATCAATACGATCAGCCGTCGCTTGATCGTTACGATCAGCATATGACAATGCCAGAGAAACTAATTCAGAATAATTCATATTCTTGACTGAACCACCCACGCGGGGTGTAGTATTTGCAGCTCTCGTGCGCCTTCCATTCTCAGCACCTCGTCAAATGACATTAGTTTTTTGTAAGTATCGAAGTGTTTCTTTTTAAATATAGACCACTGTAATCCGTCGGGACATGAAATAACCATCCTTACGTCCTCGTCATCATGTAGCCCGAATTTTTTCTTATCAAGCATTCCGTCGAGACGTATATTATTATTAACACTTAAGGACTTTTCATCATTAAAAATAGTTTTGGCATGTACAGTTGAGCCATCAAATTTAAACTCGCGTATTGCATTTGTACCTACCGCTTCTTTCATTGTTTCGCCAGTCCTTTATATTTTGATGCCTGAGCCTCAGTTAATACGACTTCACGCTTTGGTCTGCATGGCCCGCTCTCAGTAAATAGGTTGTCTTTACCTGCGTTAATGTAAATAAATTCTTCATTGGGGTCAATTTCAGGCTCCTCAATAACCGGCGATGTATCGACCTCGTCATCGTAAGATTCTTCAATTTTAATAGGTTCAACTTCTTTAACTTTTTTCTTTGCCGCCATTTTAAGTCACCTTTGAGTGACCGACATAATCGCCGGTCACTGATTACGTTAAGCTACTGCTTGGATCGCTGTATCAATATCTGCAACAATACCGTTACCCTCTGCATTCAGGCAAATTAAGCTAGCATCAAGAGATATTTCTCTGTTTTCAGCTAGGCCGTCGCGAGCAAGTTCTTTAGTCTCATAGCCCTGCAAATAACAACGCTCCCAAAGCTCAGGATCAATAAGATAAAGGTCAGATACGCCCGGTGAAACTTCAGGTTGAAAACGATTAGGAACAAGCTCTAAAGTGCCGTAGTTTGTCACAAAGATATTAACCGAGCCCTGTGCAGTAATGCCGCCGCCTGATTTACCGCCGCCTGTTCCGTTATTCGTACGGTTTCCAGCTTCAGCATGAGTTTCTAAAGTCGCTACACGAGCCGAGCTTGAAAACAAGTAGTCAGAAAGAACCTCAATACATGCAGGAGTTCCCATAGCCATAGTGGGATTCCCGCCGTTTATATAGGCTTCACGCATCATATTTTTAATTGCAGTCTCAGACAATGCGCGCTTTGTACCGGCTGATGCAACAGTATTCGGGAACCCGCCACCGCCTGTGTTGTTGCCGCTCAATAACGGGTCGGACCCACCTGCACCGCGGTCAGAAGTGGTACTAGCTACGTCTTTAACTTTGATACCGAGCCATCCGCCAACGCCAGCTAATTGACCGGCGATAGTTGCGCCATCTCCTGCAATC